CTCCATCTTATTTACGATGTCGGCAATAATACCTTGTATAGTATCGCAAGCTCTTATATACCCTACCGCAGATTGATAATGCGCATAATCTTTAGCAGAACCTTCAGCAATTGAACCTAATACATCTTTGCGTCTTTCAGCTATCTTGTTGATCAATAGCTCTAACGTTGGGTCTATCATTTACTACTCCTTTGGTTGTTGTTTATCCTTTTGTTGTACCGCTTGAATGCCTATTTTAGTGCCCTCAATTAATTGTTTAGCTTGTAATTCTTTATTAGCCATTACAGTATCTGCACCTAACTGAGCACCAGCAATACGTTCTTGTGATTCAATGCGCATCTTATCAAGTTCAAGTCTAGCTTGATCTGCCTGAATATCAGCTTGAGTTTTTTGTGCTTTGATCTGTAAGTCTTGCGCTTTAAGTTGTAGCTCTTGTTGTTGCATTTGGATAATTGGATCTTGAGCTTGCTGTTGGGCTTGTTGTTGTTGTGCTTCTGATGCAGATTTAGCGGCAAGTTTTTTAGCAGCTTCAGCCATAACTTTAGACAATTCAAATTCAACGTCTTCTGGTAATGTTTCATCAGGTTTAGGTAGTGGAACACCTAATTGTTCTTCAAGTTGTTTTCTATATTCAAATGCTACGTGCTCATTAATGTGTGCCATAGCTGCAGCTTGAATTGCACCTGCTTGTGGGTTCTGTCCTACCATTTGTTGGATTTTTGGATCTTGCATAGCCGCCATATGAACTGCAATATGTGCTTGATGATCTTGATAGATAAATGCTTTAACAGGTTTACCATTAATAATTGCCATGTTTTCTGATACAGGATCTTTTGGTTTTTGATCGTCAGCACTAGGAATTAACTTACCAATATTCTTAATACCTAATACTTCTAACATTTGTTTATTAAGTTCTGGTAAATCATAGATCTGTGGATATTGTTGTGCCATCTGCATAACCGCTTGATACTGTACAACTTTCTGTGACATAGTTGCAGCATTAGGATCACTTACAGGTATAACATCTACGTTATCATAATCAGATTGTTTAGCACGTCTATCACCTACTTCAGGTTCGTATGAATACTCTGTTGGTGTGTAATCACGAATAATACCTTTAAGTAATTTAAACTCTTGTTTCATTGCATAGTAAATACGAGCTTGTACAGCACTCATCACTTTGAGAGTTCTTTCTAGAATTGCTAGTGTAGTACCCACTGGAGAGTTAGCAGACATATCTGATACTTTCATATCCGCAGCTGATGCAAAACGGCGTCCTTCTTCAATGATTTGATTCATCAATTGGTTAAGAACTTGGCTTGGTTCTTTATAAGGTATCATTAAAATGTTATCGCGGATCGCACCACTTGGTACATCTACATCACGGAATTCGCCTGGAGAAATCGGAGTGTCATCGCCTTTAATGCGTAGCCCACGAGACTTAAGACCGCCGGGGAGATTAGATAGTGTACCTGCATCAACTAATTGACGAAGAATCATCGTACCTGATTTAGCAAATGCGCCGATTAAATGAATTAAACCAAAACAGTAGAAACCAAAACCAGGAATGTAACCGTAGTGTACAAAGTGTTGACGCTTAGCTTTTAATTTGTCGTCTGGATTCCAATTACGACGTACAGCTAAAATTGTGCCTGTACCTTTTTCAATTGTAACTACATATGGTAATGCAATGCCATCTTCGCTATCACCATTTTCTAAATCGATATTAACATGCATCTCAAGAATTTTATATCTATCGTCTTCTGTTGGATTGAAGCCTAGTTTCTCTGCAATCTTTTTTTCAGCTTCATCAATATCTAAGAATGGTTCGCCTAAATCTACATCACGATAGAAACCAGCAACTTGTAATTTATGTAATTCATTTTTTGTTTTACGCATGACATGTGTCACACGCTCTGCTGTTTCTAAATTAGATGCGCCGTATGGAACTACAATATCTTCGGCAGGGACATACATTGATACTTGACGCTCAATGTTAGGATCATAATAAACTTTTTTAAATGCGTTGCCTGATAAACCTAGACCCCATAGCATGCGTTCGTGTTCCGGACGGTATTCTGGCATCATATCCGTGAGTTGATAATTCATATCATCTTTTACACGTTCAGCTGCGTCTTCTTTTTCTCTTGTTTGTTTACCAACAATGACTGTTTTAACTGGGCCTGCTGCTGGAAATGTCTCCATCATAGTTTCAGCTTGGAATTTAACCAGCGCTTCTGTCATCAAGGGGTGGTACACATTGCATGCCCCAGGCCACGGTTCTGTTCTGTCTTCTACTTTAAGACCTAATAATTCTAAACCGTCTACGTAAGTAGTTAGCCAATCTTTTCTTGAATTAATATCTGCATCATACTCACCAACTAAATCACCTGATAATTCAGTGAGCTGACCTTCATCCATATCTTCTGCTAAGTTAGCATTGAACTCATCATCATTATCTTTACCAGGCTGAATAGTAATTTCCATACTACCATCATCAAGCGTTACGCTTTCTGGGTTTTCAATTTCAATACTTAATGCCGAAGTTTCTGGGTTTTGTGGATCCTGATCTAATCCCATCGGAGCTTGATATACACTTTTATCTACATTAATTGCCATATTGTTTCCTTATATTGAGTACAATCTATTCCTAGAACTTTTAAATGCTTTAATCTCATCTGCTTCATCACTAGGTAATCTAATAAAACCACCTTGTCTAAACCTTATTAATGCTAAAGTAGTGCTATCAACCAAGTCATCATTTGCACCACTAGGGAAATCGTTACATTCTTCTATAACTTCATGAGCCCATCGTCTGTCTGGAGCCCATACTATACCACTTCTGAATAAATCGGAAATAGCATTGACTCGACTAATCTTATCTTGCCCTTTTCCAGGTGTAAATTCACCCACCGGTAAGCCCATCCTTCTCATTTCTTGATAGAGCGCAGCGCCGTTAGATTTTTTCTCAACTAAAAACGCATCAGGTTCCCAATCTTTATACTCTTCTAATACTAATGCTTTGAGATCAGGGAACTCTAATCGTTTCTTGATTGAATTTAACAGTATTATATTATAGTTATTGGTTTCTTCGTTAAAAAAGACGCCCCAAGTAGTGAGCGCGTTGTAGTCCGCTCTATTATTAGCCTCTTGGGCTGCATCTAAACTCATAATAGTAAATTCACATTGAGGAGGATCTTCTTCTTCCCATATGTTCCACCATTCTCTTTTTATTAATGCACCTTCTTCTGATACTGGATTTTGTAAATATTGTGCATTCCAATATCGTGTATCTAACGCAGCTTTCTTTGCCTGTAATTCTTCTAAACTCCAAAACTCAGGCCAAAGTGGAGCTTCAATACCATCTTTATCTTCAATAATTGCGGGAAACTCAACTACTTCCCATTGATCTACTTCCTCATTCTTTATCATTTGGTTAACTATTTGGCCTGTCAAATCTAACTTAGACCATCTAGTCATCACCACAATAATCGCACCGCCCGGCATAAGACGTTGAATTGGACCAGACTGAAACCACTCCCAAGCAGGCAGAAAAACATCCGCTCGTCCCAATTTGGCGTCTTGCTCGGAGTGTGGATCATCAATGATAAACAAATCAGCCCCGCGACCAGCGAGGGCACCACCCACACCAATTGCAAAATACTCTCCATTAAAGTTTGTCCCCCAACGTGATGCAGACTTAGAGTCAGCTTGTAGTTCTACTTGTGGAAATATGTTTTTATACGCGTCACTACCCACGAGGTTACGCACACGACGCCCAAAACCAACTGCCAAATCAGCTGTATGAGATGCCATGATAACTTTCTTATGTGGGAACTTACCAAGGAACCATGCCGGCGCAAGATATGAAATAAGCTCCGATTTACCGTGCCTAGGAGCAATATTAACGATAACTCTTTTCTTTTTGCCTGCAGCAATATCTTCAAATATCTTAGCCAACCTTGCATGATGTGCTCCTATAATATATCCTGGGTATACATGTTTAATAAACTCTAAGAAAGACGTACTCCCTACATCCTGTACTAT